CGCATGGTCGCGCCGCTTCTGGCCGAGGCCATCAACGCCACGACTACTGGTGTAGATGAGATCCAGCCTAACAAGTGGGGAGACATGAAGGCGCTGTACAGATGAAGGAAGATCAGGTCAAAAGGGCTTTCGCTCTGCGACGAAAGATCGCCTTCTATGGTACTGCCAAGAACGGGTACATGGACTCGGGCTTGTGGGAGTTCCTGCCTTACGTCAGGACGTTCGATGAGCATGACTCCGTGAACCCGATCAAGCCTCTCCCTACCGATCCTGACGGGAAGATCAAGGAGTACATCCTTCAGGTATGTCTGGCGTATCTCAAGAACGACCGCCTGCTGGTCAGCAAGAGCCGCCAGATCATGATGTCGTGGATCTTCTGCGCCATCGCTTGTTGGGTTGCCCGAACGGGACACAAGCGCAAGATCGTGTGGCAGTCGTTCAAGGAGGACGAGGCCGCAAACATGGTCTGCTTGGGCAAGGATGACCCCCAATCGGCCCGCATGAGCTTCATCGAGACGAACCTGACCAACCCGAACGGGACAATCGCCTCATGGCTGATTGACCCTAGGATCGCCTCTGGCAAGGGCATGAGTTTCAACCGCCTGCTCTACCAGAACAACTCCGTCATCGAGGGCATCCCTCAGGGCGGTGGGCAAATCCGCTCCAAAGTGCCTACGGTCGCGTTCCTTGACGAGGGGGCGTTCCAGCCCGAGTTCAGCCAGTCCATCCAGGCAGCGACGTTCTGCTGCCAGAAGATCGTCGGGCTGTCATCGGCTAACCCTGGTGGGTTCGGGGATCTCGTCTGCGGGTACGAAGGATATGAGGACAAAAAGGAACCCCCGGTTCATCTCTACAAGGAAAACGAAGTTCTGCCCAAGGGCATGAGGGTGTGGAAGGTCGGGGAGTGGAGCGTCCTCGATGTCTCCTATGCCGCAGATCCCGAGAAAGACCCTGACCGCATCGGCAAGGAGTGGTACGACCGCGAGGTTGCCAGGGCTGGCGGGTTCGATTCGGTCAAGTGGCAGCAGGAGATGGAGCGCAACTACCGCGTTACCGGCGGAGATCCAGTGTTCCCGTTCGCCACCAAGAAGTCGCCTATCCTGATCCGACCGCTGAAGGTCGAGGAGTACAAGAAGGACTGGTGGCTCTGTGCTGGTCTGGACTACGGCGTCAGGGACTTGAGTTACATCGTCGTGTGGGCGATTGACAAGGACTTCAAGGCTCACGCCATTTGGGAGTACGGGGCTTCTGGACAGAAGGCCCACTACAAGAAGTTCGTCGCTGACGTCGCCAGGACTTGCCCGTACTGGCAGCAGATCCAGAACAAGATCGTTGCTGACGGAACGCTGTGGACCGAGAACCAGCAGCAGGACTCTAGCATCAAGATGCTGGCCCACATGATCGAGTCCGAGATGCGCGTATGGGGCGGAGGCGGACTGATCAAGGGCAACAAGGGTTCTCCTAGTGCCGACGTTCGGATTGCGGAGATGTTCAAGGGCGACTACTGGAACAACCCCGAGGCACCGACGGCGTTCATCACGACTCTTTGCCCGCTGCAATGGGAGTCCGTGCAGAACATCAGGTGGGAGCAGTTCGCTTCTGCCAAGTCGCGGGACTCCAATGCTCCTGCTCTGAAGATCAAGCACAAGTATTCCGACCAGTGGGACGCGACGAGCTACGTCTTTGACAAGCTCCGCCCCCACTTCCGGCAGGAGAAGCAGGAAATCAGGAAGGGGACGCCAGCATATGTCCTCCAGCAAGCCCGACGAAAGCAAAGAGCCACCCGCCGCCGCTCCACCCGCCGCCGCTCGGGTCGAGCCGTGGCCTGAAGATGAGGAAGTCGTGACCGGCGTGTGGTTCGAGTGTCCAGAGTGCGGCCAGAAAATCATCGTGACTGTTGAGGCGGAATGAAAGTCTACGAGACGCAGACGAAGCAGCCGATGAGCAAGGAGTCCAGCGAACACCAGTTGTGGCGTTATCGCGTGGACCGGGCCATCGCCAAGCGCAAGGAGCAGATCCGCCTGTGGCGGTTCTACCGCGACTATCTGCGCCTTGATCACTACGATGTCGAAGATCCCGAGATCAACGATGTCGCCATCAACAAATGCCGTGCCTTCGTCAACGGTCGCCTCGCCACGCTTGCCTACAAAGCCCCTCGGTGCATCCTTCGGGCTAGGGCAGGCAGCCCCGAGGATCTTGTGCAGACCAAGAACGGGATGATCCCGAAGCACAAGGTCATGGAGAACCTGACCAACTACCTGATCAGCCAGCCGAGTTTCGGGTTCGCCCGCCAGATGAGGCGGTTCGCCAAGGCCGGAATCACGAACATGGGCGTGGTCAGGATCGGCTACGAAGCGGACTACTCAGACGGCCATGAGACGAAGGAACTCTATGCGTGGGACGAGGAGCAAGGATTCCTGACCGATCCCACTACCCGCGAGATGATCCAGGTACAGTCCAAGGAGTATGGTCGCCCATATCCCAAAGACCCGGCCAAGGAAAAGTGGTTCGTAGAGCAGATTCCTGCATGGAGGATGCTGTTCGATCCTGACGGCGAGGCGGAGTTCTACGACCATGAGTGGGTCGGGTGCGAGTATTTCGTGCCTCTGGATGAGGTCAAGAAGTCGCGCATCTTCAAGAAGTCCGTGGTCAAGGATCTCTCCAGCACGTTCAAGCCCGAGGACATGGAGGAAGATGGGCTTGAGTCCGACGAGTTGTACTCCACCATAGATCCTGAAATGAAAGACCAGATCGAGTATGTGCGGATCTTCATCTTGCATTGCATCAAGGATCAAAAGATCCGCTACATGGCTGATGGATGTGGCGAGTTTCTGGCTGTGCAGGATTATCCTGAAGGTCTTGACCATAGCCCGTATGTGATCTTCAGGCTGGACGAGGAGGAGGGCGAGTTCTACCCGCGCCCGCCGATTGCCGACGCCATCCCTATCGACCAGCAGATTGCAGAGTTGGACCGCCTCGACATCACGACCCGCAGGCAGAACATCCCGAAGCGGATTGTCCCTGAGGGCGAGTTGGACGACGACCAGCTGGACGTACTGAACAGCCCGATCCCCAACGAGGTTGTCAAGTGCAAGGCTGGCAGAGATCCTAATAGGATCGTCGGGATGATCCCGATGGGCGGCATGATGATGGACGCCGTGTCCATGCGCAACCGCCTTGAGCAGTCGTTCGATGAGGTGACGGGGCAGACTGCGATGGATCGCGGGGCGCAGGGGGCCGACCTCGCTACCGAAGTCAACGCCATCCAGAACGCGCAGCGCGGACGTACCGATGACTACCGCGCCCTGTATGCCGAGAGCGTCGAGGAAGTCCTTAAGAAGTTGATCGACTCCGTACAGGCCAACATGACGCTGCCTGTGGCTGTCTCGCTCGATGTCAACGGTGAAGTGTTCAACGAGACTGTTGACTACGACATGATCACCGCAGACGTTGAGTGCGAGATCGACATCGAGGATATGCTGCCGAGGTCGAGTGATGTAGAGGTCGCCCAGCTTGAACACGTTATGGCGACGATTGGACAGTATCCTTGGTTAGCCACCAAGCCTGCGTTGATCGGGGCGTGGCTGGATAAGATCAGGGTGAACAACAGGCAGATCAGGGACGAGCTTGTGGCGGCGGCGCAGGAGGCGTTCGCTGCGCAGAATCAGGCGAATCAGCCTGCGATGCCAGGCTCGATGCCCCAAGGCCCGACCGATATGCTCAGGCAGATGGGAGGCATGGCCTGATGTTCTACGACTTCAAGTGTGACGAGTGCGGGCAGATCCGCGAGATCATGTGCAGTTCCAGCGAGATCGTTGGCCGCGCCGAGACTTGCGCCTGCGGGGCTGCGATGTTCCGCGTCTTTACCCCCGTCGCGTGTACCGGGGATCTGCCTGGTCGCGGGAATATCGACTACTACGATACTGCGCTAGGGGCGCACATCACTTCAGGCCGGCAGCGCAAGGCTCTGATGGAGCAGCGCGGGCTTGCCGAGTACAGCCCTAGCAAGGCGGACGCTACTATCGAGCGCGAGGCGAAGTACATCGCCAAGCACAGCGATAAGAACGAGATCAGGCGCAACGTCAACAAGATGGCGCATGATGTGACTGTGAGTGACCGAAGGAAACGCCAGGCGGAGGCCGTCAGCAAATCGGTTGACCAAGCATTGCGCGGCGTTTCGGTTTAATCAAAGGGCTTCCGAAAGGAACAACCCGAAAGGATAGCGATGACCGAACCCAATGACAGCCTCGATCTTGAGTTGGACGAAGGTGAGGCTCTTGAGCCTAACACCGACCCGTTCTACGAGGAAGATGACGAGGCGGCAGAGGAAGCGGAAGTCGAAGGCGACGAGTCCGACGAACGTGCCGAAGCGTGGGCCAAGTTCGATGAGACTGGAGATCCGAAGTACTTGCCCGAAAGGGAGGCGCGGATCTTCAAGGGGTTCCAGGCTTCCATCACGAAGAAGCAGCAGGAGTTGTCCGCGAAGCTCAAGGCTCTGGACGAGCGGGTGGCTCAGGCTACCAAGAAGGATGACCCCGAACCTCCGGTTCCGGCTGACGGCACGGCAGAGGAGATCGTCGCGGCTCTCAAGGCGCGGCAGGACTGGCTCATGCGGAATCACAAAGATCCGCGTCTTGATGGACTGAGGGAGCAGGACGAGATGAAGGCGAAGGTCGAAGCCGCCGTTGAGCGGATCAGGTCCAAGCCCGGCTCTACTCCTGAGATCATGCAAGAGATGGGCAAGATCGTGGACGAAGATCCCGAATGGGCGGAGATCCAGTTCACGACGAAGGGGCAGGACGCCTTGTTCGAGCTTGCCAAGGCCGCTGTTGAGAAGCGGTCCAAGACCAAGGAAACCCGTCGTACGCGGGCTTCTCAGTCCGAGAGGATGCGTCCTCGCAAGGCTGGCGATGTTTCTGTCAAGGACAAGCTGAAGGGCATGAGCCTTGATGACATCGTTGAGAAGTCCATGTACGGGCAGATCTAAAGGAGAACAATATGGCTGCCAACAGCCAGGATCGCAGTTACGATGCTCTCGTAACGACTACCCTTGACAACCTTCATAAGGCAGGGGCCGTTACGAATCTGATCGAGAATTCCAACCCGACTTTTGCTTGGTTCAAGCAGAAGGCGCGTACTGCCGTTGACGGTGGCGGTCAGGTCCGCATCGCCGTGATGAACGCCCTTGCCGACAACGTTGACTCGATGAACCAGTGGGGTGACATCAACCTGACTCCCCAGGATGGTATCACCACCTACTTCGACAACTGGGCGATCTACTCCGGCGCCGTGACGATCACCGGCCATGAGGAGCGCACCAATCGCGGCAAGGCCGCTATCGTGTCGCTCGTCAAGGAGAAGGTCAATCAGTTGGTTGGCGCGTTTGGCGAGCGGATGAACAAGGATCTGTTCTACCTCGGCATCGCTGGCGCTAATGCGGCGGACACGACCGGCAACGGCGATCTGGATATCAAGAGTATCCCGATCATCCTGTCTGCCTCGTCTGGTGCGACCGTGCGTGACATCAACTACCTCGGGATCGACCAGACCTACTGGAAGCCGCAGCTTACCGACATCGGCGGCGCTAGCGGCTCTACCGGGCTTGCCTTCATGAACGCACTGCGCACCAACTGGCTGAATTGCAGCAAGAAGCAGGGCGGGTCGCCTGACCTCGCGGTTGGCGACTACATGAGCTTTGCCCACTACCAGTCCCAGTTGGACACCAAGGTGCGCTACATGGACACCAAGATGGCCGACATGGGCTTCACCAACGTCAAGCTGGAAGGCGCGACGTTCTTCCCCGATGTCTACGTCCCTGACGCTGACACGGCTGCTCAGTCCACCGCTGCTGGCGGATCGCCCACCTACGGGACGATCTATCTGCTGAACAGCAAGACCTGGAGCTTCAAGACGCTGGCCGGTGCCGATTTCACCCCCGGCGCTTACGAGAAGATCCAGGGCAAGGATGCCAAGTCGGCTCCCTATGTGTGGGAGGGCCAGCTTGTGTGCGATAACCCGCAGAAGAACGGCGTTGCTTTCGGCGTTCCTGCTTCCCTGACGTAAGAAAGGAGGTAAGTAAGATGATGATCACCAATGCCAATGTTGGTATGTTCAAGGTGGCCTCTGGCGCTACCACCACTCGCGGCAAGGGCGTGAGTATCAGCGCTGATGGCGAAATCAGCACGACTGCTACTGCTACGCTGTGGCAGTACATCGGCTGTGCCATGCAGGACTGCGTGGCCGGGCAGTACTGTCCTGTTCAGCTTGACGGCTACTGCGACTACGCCTTCACCGACGGCGCTCTCGCCGCCGACACCGAGGTTCTGTTCATCGCTGATGGCGGCGTGTATACCGCTACCGGTGGTACTCAGGGCGGGCTTGACACTAGCGATGCCACCCTCGCGGCCGGTATCGTTAACACCGTTGCTCGCGGCCTCGGTGAGGCTGATGTCAGTACGCTCGGCAAGATCTGGCTGGTTCGCCGCTAGGAGATGAAGTGAGCGTAGCGTCCGAAGTGATCAGCAGGGTTCGCGCCTTGCACCCTGACAGCGAGGGCCGATTCAGCGATACGCTGTTAAGCTCTTATGCAAACGCGGCTGATTCGCTCGTCAGGGAGCGGACGGGGATGTCTGTCACTCACACGGATATTGCGCTCTTGCCGAACGTCATTTACTACGCGCTGCCGTCCGATGCCATCGCTATCAAGGATGTGCTTTGGTCATCGGATGGCGGCTCGTTTGACGAAGGAATCCTCAACCCGATGACGTTCCGCGACCTCGATGACAGGACGCGGTTCTGGAAATCGGACACCGGAAGCCGTCCAGAGTGGTACGGGATCCTAGGAACTCCCGGCGCTCCAGGCTGCTACATCATGGTGTGGCGTCCCGTTACAGACGAAGGGCAAGAAATCCGCGTTGTGTATCGGACCAAGAACACTTCCGATCTGTCGGGACGCCACATCGACCTCGCTATCCTGCCGTATGTGATGAGCCTGATCTACGCGCAGGATGACGAGGACTTGTTCAACTACTGGTTCGGCAAGTATCTCGAAGGCGTTGAGATCCTTGCTGGCGAGTACCGCAACCGCCACGGAGACAGCATGGGCGGACCTCATAGCGTGTCCATGAGTGGGGGCAATCTGTGACCTACAGCGAGATCAAGGAACTTGCCTATGACATCTTGGGAGACGACCAGTTAAGTCCCAAGATTTTCACCTCAGAGATGATGGATATGTTCGCTAACATGGCGGTGCGATCCATCAACGAGAGCCGGATTCTGGAGAAGCGCAAGGTGATCCCGGTAGTGGCGGGGACCGCGCTCTACAATCTGCCGGCAGACAGCCGTCGCGTGTACCGCGTGACCTACGATGGAGTTGTGATCAGCCCGCTTACCGAGAAGCGGCTGAACCAGATTGACGATACATGGAGGAACAGGACCGGGAAGCCGGTTGGATACTACTTCGAGAACGAGCAGATCGGCCTGTACCCGATCCCGACTGTTTCCACGGCCTACTCGATGGCGCTGGATCAGGAGTATGGGGTTGTGATCTCGGAGGCAGATCAGGAGTTCGGGGTTATCGTAGACACTTCTGTAGGCGATGGCTTGAGCTTCGACCAGGAGTACGGAGTGCTGATCAACAGCATCGACTCCGGCCATCTTGAGGTGTTCTATTGGGCGACTCCCGATAGTGTCAATGGCGCGAGCCAGCCTGACGTTCCTGATTGGGCGTGGCCTGGAGTGCTTGAGGGGATCTTGGCGCTGGCCTATCAGGCGGACACGTTCGACAGGGACTACGCGAAGTCTCGGGCCTACGAGGCGATGTTCGGGGACTGCAAGCGCAGGATCGACGCGAGGGCAAGCAACACGATTCCCAAGACCTACGTAGCGAGGAAGTACAGTTATCAG